TTCGAATTCGAAATTGTCTTTATCATTTAAGAAGACAATGTGGCCGTTATAGACCTTTAGACGTGACTTTTTCTTTGTGATGTGCGCAGTCGGTTTGCCCACTTGTGTTGCGTAATTCATTTTTTTTAAATTTTATATTAGCTTTATGACTACGTTACCAATACCTTTGTGTCCGTGAATACTCGACAGCCTGTTATGACTGGGGACTGATAAACTAAAATCTATTAATAATTATATCAAAAAAATTTTTGTCGTAAATAAAAAAAGGTATATCTTTGTGGCTATGAAAAAAGTATTAATCATTATTTTATCTCTGATTTCATTTAATTGTTTTTCACAAAAAAATGAAGAATCGACAAAGATTATTGATTCAGTATCAAAGATAATTAACAAGAAAATCACGTTTATCTCATGGTATGTTGAAAACGATACAATAAAAATTACTCAGTTCACAATATATGACAAGGTTAATAAAAAGTACGAACACTTTTATATAGAAGATATTAAAAGGTATTACCCAATATTACTGAATTTACTTACAACTGAGGTCCAAAATCCATTGAGTAGCACCTACAGGAGCGACGTTGATGACATTAATTATGTCCAATCCTTCAACCTTGGGTATTGGTCCAATCTTACCAGATGTGTTTGAGCCGATTGGTGTTGTCAAAATTCCCCATGGAAAATCAGGTCCTAACTCTTCAAGAAGTTTATCTACTCCCCTATCCCCACCTTTCTTATCGTATTTCATAAAAGCATTCATGTATTGAGGATTACTCAGGGAAGTGCCTGGTCCAAATGTATTTTTAAATAATTCAGCTAATCCCCAAGCTTTCATATCAATTATTGCATCTCTTAATTTAGGGTCGTTATAATCGATTTTTGAAACTTTGTTTCCACCGAATTGTTTAGGTAACTCACCTGTTCCGTACTTTGCCATCAGAGAAGTACCAACAGAAACTCTGTAGTCAGGTGTTCTACCTTTACCTCTAAAAATTGTATCTCCGTAAGTTTTACCATTATATTCAAAATAAATGATGTCTGGTACCCAGTATGTGTCAAATGAAATAAATAAATTACCTTCTCCTTTGCCAATATTCCATGGGATTATCTGTGTAAAATCTTGGTCAACTGATAAACTTCCTCCCTCTGATTGCAATGGTTTTGAATTACAAAATGTTTTTGTTTTTGTGTTTGTCACTGTTTTAGTACCTGAACCAACAAGGTCGAAATTTACAAATTGTTCTTTGTCATACAAAACTTTCTTTTCAGGTTTTTTGAAATCTCCACTACCTGGTCCTCCGTATGGAGTTTCTCCAATTTTTACACCCTCAACAGATGTTGGTGATTTTATTATTAACACACCCTGTTTTATCAAATCAGGAAATATTTCCTCAAAATATTTTTTAACACTATTAGCTCTTGCGAGTGCCAAACTACCTTTAGTTTCAAATCCCTTGGGATTTGTCACTTGAGACTCTCCAGCAGAAATATTGATAGTAAAATTACTTGAATCACTTTTTTTCATAAAATCCTCAATTTGAGGCTTCAGTTGCTCTATGGCTTTTTTTACAATTGGGGAATCGTATTTTCCGTATTCAAATTTATCACCCAAATTTGTTAATGGAAATTTGTTTTCTTGTTTCTCAGTTGTTGTAACCGTTTCTTGTCTTTGCTCATTAATCAAATATTGATTTTTTGTTGCTGTCTCATGAAGATTCAATATTCTATATTTCTCTTCACTGTCTATATTCCATGTTTGCTTAATCATGTCAATAAATATCTTATAAATAAAAAAGGGTCCCTTGTGAGGACCCTTTTATATAATTGGTTAGACCATATTATCTTAACTCTCTTAAGTCAAATGTTCTTACACCATCAACTGTGATTCTTCCGTAGAATCTGTTGTTCACCATTTTCTTAGCGTATCTTGTCATAATACCTTTGATTGGTGTGAAGTTGAATGGATTGTACATTGTAGGAGTAAGTTGTAATGGTACGTACGGTGCGTAGATGTAACCTGTGTCAAGTAAAGACGTACCTTTGTGTCCCAATAACACTTGGTTTGGTGGGAAGTAAGGGTCTCTATACACTTGGTAACGACCAGCTAAAGTACCAACTCTTTCAATACCCATGTTGTATTGGTCTTGCTCAGGAGCTGCATTTGATACGTGGAAATATTCCAAGTCATCAAAAATCGCACTGATTTCAGAAGATACAACAATCCAGTTTGCTCCACCTCTTAAAGTAGATTTGTGGATTTGAGCTGAAATTTGGTTAATCGCTGTGATAAGCGTTTGGTTCCAGTCTTTTTGAGTGTAAGGAACTGCAGAAGCTCCCAATCTCTTCCAACCGTTGTAATCCCATCTCAAGTTCCAAGCCGCTCCTTTTCTAAGGTCTCTTAAGATTTCTCTATCGATTTCAGCCGCAACTTGCTCAGATAATAAAGCTGTTAATTCAGCTTCAGCATCAATGTTGTGGAATGCCGCAACGTCTTGTGCCATTTCTGGAGACCATTGTGCTCTTAATTTTCTTTCAGTTACAGAAACTGTTACTGACATAAGGTCAAATGAAACCTCACCAATTCTATCTTCGAATTCTAAGTTCTTATAGATTCTATAAGTTGCTGTGAACGCGTTGTCAGCAGCTGCTGTAGAAGCGAAAGTAGAACCTGTGTATCCGTCCATAGAACCTCCACAAGTAATACATACAGGAACTTGTAAATCAATTTCTAAGTAGATTTTACCTTGAGCATCACATAAGTTGTCATATTGACCACCATCAGTTTTACTGTTAGGGAATACTAAAGTTGAATTATTGTTACCATATTGTACAATACCTTTACCATATCTTTGAGTTACTACTCTGAATAAGTAAGGATTTGAAGTGTTTGCTGAAGTATAAGCGTTACCAGCAACACCATAGATAGTTAAATCAGATAAGAAAGCTTCATTATCCATTGGTTGACCATCAGGACCGATTAATTTACCAGCTCCGTCAGATGCAAAACCTGACATAACAACTAATACTTTTCTATAGTTGTCTACAGTGTAAGCAGAAGGAACTAATTGGTCAGCTAACCAAGATACAGTACCAACTTCAGCAGTAATTGCTGAGAATTGTCCTTTTGAATAGTCGAATAAACCTGGTGGGTCTAACGCTGGTTCATTACCTTCATAGAATCTATCGTAAAGGTCTTTAGTGTTGTTATAGTCATAACCACTGTTAGGTGTTTGGTCTGCAGCCGCGTTTGGTGAACCGTAAGGTGCCCAATGCTGACCAGCAGCGTTCTCATATGACTGAATGTTTGGTACGAAGTAGAATAATTTACCGATTGGTAAGTTCATAGCTTGTACTGAAACGATGTCGTTTGCTAATAATTTAGAGAATACTCTTCTCACAATTGGGAAAACAACTGTTTCAAATGCACCTGTATCAGATGTAGATGATGCTTCATTAATTAAAAATGATGCTTGGTTTTCATATAATTGTGCAACGTTTTCTCTCATGTGACCTTTAAGACCTTCTAAAAAGCCTAATTTGTCCCATTTGTTGATTGTGTCTTCTTTAATAACTTTAAGGTGTTTTAAACCGATGTTACCAACAAGACCTGATTCTAATAATGCTCCCATTTTAGTATTGTTTTGTTTTTTTTATTTATTTTATTTTTTAGATAATTTTACTCATTAAATCTTTCATTCTTAAGAATTGAGGATTTTCGTAAGTTTTTGACTCAATCAACGTTGTTGAAGAACCTGATGAAACAGATTTATTTAATTTTACTTCAACTGATTCGTTCATTGGTTTTGATTCGGTTGTAGATAATTCATCTTTAATTGACTTGTAAAGATTTTTAGATTCTTTTAAAGTTTCAACATCATCAAATCTTCTAAGAATGTTAATTTTTTCTTTCTTAGTAGTTGAGTGTTCAGTGAATAATCTAGTAGCATACGCTAAGTTTGAGTTGAAGATTGCAACTTCGTTAAGTTTTTCTCTGAAAACATTTAACGCTTTTCTGTATTCTTCATTCTTTTCTCTCAACATATTAACCTCTTCTTGAGTAGATTCTACTTTTACTCCGCTATTACCATATAC